TCGATGAAACTATATCAGAATACCACGGTTGGGATATCCCAGGATATCACAAACGTCGGCGTTCTGGTGAGCTGTTGCAGCCTACCCCGTTTGAGCAGTTTTCCGCAAAAGGTTCATGGACCGGGACGTATTTTCGATACAATCCCGCCCTGAACAACTATTGGAGAACCGACTCGAATTGGTCTCATCCTTCAACGCTTATCCCTTGGCGTTATGATATCGGCACCTTGCGTACTGAGGCGAGAAGTTATGACTTCTCCCCGCAGATCACACAAGCTGCTGCTAACATATACGCGTCAGGTCACGATACTTTAACCTTTCTTGCGGAGTTCAGGAAGGTCATCGCTATGTTTATACATGCGCATGGCAATCTTGTAAATCTCCTCTCGAAGCGACCATCGTTTCGCGGTGTTAAATCACTTAGCGACGCGATGAATCAGCACTGGTTAGAATATCGTTATGGCTGGAGAATACTCTATTTCGACATGGTCGATATAGCGAACGCTCTAGCTGACCTGGAGGATGTGCGTGGTCGATTCTCTGAGCGGGCTGGTAGTTCTACCAGTAAAACAACGATTACCGATGCTTCTTACTCTTCTGTCGACTTTTCCATGACTGTTAGAGTCATAGAGTCTAAGAAAGTGAGTCTCAGAGGTAGCGTTACCGCTGACATAACCCCCCCAAAATTCCGCTTCAATCCAGTCCTTACGGCCTGGGAGCTGATTCGTTTCAGCTTTATTATTGATTGGTTTATTGGGATTGGGTCATGGCTAGAATCGATGTCTTTACTTGCATTCTCTTCGGGCCAAGTTGCTGCGGGTGGTGTTAAAATCACCTGTCAGAAAAATGGCACTCTGCTTACTTCAGCGGCGGGCGCCGGACAATCCGGTACCTTCCTCTATAATATGCAGAATATCGCGGAGTATACAGTAAGGCTTCCATCTTCAGTTCCTTCCCTTCCGTCTGTAAACGTCCGTTTGGACGTCCCGAAGTTCATTGATCTTTGGGCGTTGTTTATTTCCCTGTTAACAGGGAAGAAACCAACGTTACGATAACTTAGGAGAACTAATGTGGCAGCAATGTCCACGGTACTCACAGAGTTCAACAAGTCGTTGAACAATGCGCAATGGTACACCTCTACACACACGGCGCTTAAGCCACGCCTTGTGATGGAGAAGCGTAAGGTGCCCTCTGGTAATCAAACCGTTCTTGAAGATACCATTACGGTACTTCATGCTACGGCTGATGCCGCTGGAGTCAACCTTCCTCAACGGGTAAGTTTGTCAGTTACGGTTCGCCGTCCGGTGGACGGGGCCGCGGCTGACATGACGGCAGCGCTCGCTATCTTCCGCGATATTATCGCGGGAGACGAGTTCGCGCTGACCACCACCTCGCAAAAGTTCCTGAAGTAATTTAGGAGCCTGGCCATGAAATGGTCACCAGTGTTCACTAGAGTGATTAAGCTTCTGCTTATCCTTTTAGTGATCACACTGATTGCGAGAAGTGATTTGCCTCCAGACAAACTTAATCGGGTGTTTCTTTTTCTCGATCGAATCGAGTCAAATAACACTGATTAAGTCGGAGACAGCCGTTATACAAACCCGAGGATTCAATGATGAACTTCAAAACATTTACGTACGACGTATGTCGACGTTATGTTAACGACCAGAGGAGTCTCGTGTCTAGTGACTATATCGAACGTGTCCTTGGTTGGATACGTTCTCGAGATATAGCTAGACTAAGTTCCTGTAGTGACCATATTCCGGACGCCTTGCTTAATCCGGATCTTGCTCGTTTTACTCGCCAAGTGGCCGCGTTCTTTAAAAAGAACAAGGCCTTTTCAGACGATACTGTTTGTTCGGAGGCTGCGCGACTTGCCTTTTTTAAGGGTGAGAAGCTATGCCGCCTTACAAACAGGCGCCTGGACTATTACTTCACCCGGAGAGAGAGGATTAAATCCCTTCAACTTCGGAATGATGTATGGCGAACCGAGGACATAATAAATACTGTACTCGGTGAGTTTAGGGATTTTCTGGAGGTTTTGCCTCAGAAAATTCGAGTCACGCCAGGAGCGACTTCAACGCGTAGTCGTAGGGCTTCTTTACCCTATCAGAAGATAGGAATAAGGAATTTACCTGCGACGCCCAGTGCCCAGCCCTATTTGAAAGCTCTAGCATCCTTTTGGGGATACAAAAAGATTTCATTTGAGACTGTGTACCATAACCGCGTTGAGACTGTACCGAAGAACTGGAAAACCGATCGTACGATCGCGTGTGAACCGACTGGGAATCTTTCCCTTCAGCTCGCACTCGATTCGTACCTAAAAGAACGTCTCCTAAAGCTTGGAGTCGATCTTTCGAACCAGTCTTGGAATCAGGAACTCTCTAAGATAGCATCTATTAGTGACGATTACGCCACGATAGACCTATCTATGGCCTCCGACACCGTTTCCTTCAACACTGTGGCTTGGCTTTTACCACGTAAGTGGTTTGACTTCGCTAACAGTGTTAGGACCCCTAGGGGACGCGGTTTCGGAGATAGTTTGCATTACGCCAAATTCTCATCCATGGGAAATGGCGCAACGTTTACTATTGAGTCTCTGATTTTTGCTGCACTCTGTAAAGCTGCAGGAAGCAAAACGTGGGCGGTTTACGGTGACGATTTGATCGTTCCGAAAGCCAACTGTGAAAGGCTTCTTGCACTTCTCAGATTCTTTGGTTTCCGTGTGAACCATGAAAAATCCTTCATGACAGGCCCTTTTAGGGAGTCATGCGGGACCGACTGGTTCTTAGGAAAGAATGTGACCCCATTCTATTTGCGCTGTGAGAACTCCCTTAAAACGGAGTTGTGTCACATAGTAAATGGTTTGGCTTCACTATGTCATCCTGGTGGAGAATTAGAGACATTGATTGGCGACGTTCTTGTCGACAACAATCTTCCTCTAGTCCCTTGGAATGACAGTTCCATAAGCGGAGTGTGGGTTTCCCACTCTCATGTTTATGACCAAAGATTGATACGCAACCGCAACTTTGTTCCTCAGTTCAAGGCATTTGTGCCTTGTACTAAGAACCGGAAGATTCATGACTCGCGAACTTACTTCTTATGGCATCTTGATGCTTTGAGAAGATCAGTTGGAGAAATGCTTCTCCCAAGTCGTCACCCTCTCTTTGGGCGTTATACAACTCCCAGTGTTGATGGTGATGAAGTTGGATGTATCATTCGCAGCTCGGTGCCCATCTTTACGCATAAGTATCAGCGAAAGTGGGTTAGCTGGTTTATACCGGCA